TACCTACCGTCTTTTCTTAGAGTAGATAAATCACTTTCATATCGAATAGCTATAAATTGAGCATTATCAAGATCATCTTGGCAAGTAGAGTCAATATAAACGTCTTCGTTTCTTCTAACTACTGCCGTAGGCTGGTTTTTTATAATTACAGTTTCAGTTACTTCTTCTTCAACAATTGTTTCTTGACCAAATTCATCAGTAACTACCATTTCTACTGTTTTTGTTACTTCTTTGTCTTCGTAGTCCCAACCTGTTTGAACAACTACAGTACCTTCTCTATCAAATATTTTGACTGCTTTAGTTATAAAGTTAAATCTATTAAATTTTCTGCAAAATTGAGTATTTAAAAGAAGCTCATTTTGTCTTGCAGCTTCTTTGTCTTCATAAGTTATAGGAACGCATTTAATTATTTTAGAAGTACTGACAAACGGATCTACAATAGTTGCATGTTGCCATTCTGACTGTTTTTTTATGTCCCTAGAAACAATTTTTGATTTGCCTTCTACTTCGTTTCCATAAAGCTCACCGTTATACTCAGCTTTCCATTTTGAAATTAGAGCATCTTGATCTCGTTTTAAAAAATCAGCAGACTTCAAATCAGCTTTTAAAGCACTAAGTAATTCGCTTTTTTTAATATTGATTTTCATTTTAGCCCTAATTTAAAATTAAAATGTTTAAAGTATTATACGTCATAATAGCTATTTTTTGTCAGACTCTTTTAATCTTGCTATTCCATGACTACCAAAAAAGAATATGATAATTGCAGTAGTTGCAGTAATCATTAATGTAGACGTAGCTAATTCAAAATAAAATTGTGCCAATTCTCTGTCCCAAGGAGCAGCTATAGCACACATTAAAATTATCCCTAATTGTGCTTTAATCCATAAAACTGCAATAGATCTTCGAGTAATAGATCTTTCTGTCGATTCTGATAAAGTAGCTTGAACAAATGTTTGAACACTAGATACTGTTTTAGCATTAGCTTCCAGTACTTCTTCAGGAGTAAGATGCATATTTCCTATCCATCCACCTACTTTAGTCAGCAAGCCTTTATCTTTATCAAAAATATCGTCAGCAGTTTTAGCTACTTGTTTGGTAGTTCCAAACCAACTTAAAGGATTCCAATTCATCTTTTTATCTCAAAATGAGGCATATCTACAAAATTATGCCAATGACCGCCCCAAATTAAAGGGACTTTTAACTGACTAGCAGCGCATAGTACTGCAGTAGCTACGTGTGTTAAATACTTTTCTTCCCAAGAAGCTTTTCCGTTTACGTAAGCAAATACATCAAAAGCTTTTCCTCTCTGGTGCATAGATTTTTTACTATACCCGTCCAACATTGACTTTTTGTTTAAAAACAATTCTTTTTGTCTTTCAGCAGTTCTTAAACCGCCATCTCTAGGAATACCAAAATCTACTTTAGTAATTGTAAGAGCTAGTTCTACTATTTGAAATAGTTCTGCATTTACTCCATAAAGATTAGCCCTACTATTTTTTCCTAAGTAAAAAGACATTACACAAAACCTCTATCAAAAATTCTGCTAGGCATTTCATTTGTATTTTTAAAGGAAATTACTCCTTTATCTCTGACTCTTTTCATACTTTGCATAAATCTTATATAGTGACTGTTGTTTTCAGATTGACCGTCACTACGTACTCCTAGATGTCCCCTGTAACCTATATAGTGCAATAAACAGTTTATCAGTACATCAGGAATATCTACTTCTTTATTCATGTCATCTAAGGTGTATTTAGGAGGTTTTACGCAATACTCTATAACTATTTCTTTATTTAAAAGTTCTTCATCTACTCTTATTTCTTTATTATTTTTGAAGGATATTTTATCTTTTGAGGAAGGCTTATCTGAGTAGACGTTTCTTTTTACTTCTTTATTATTTACTATTTCTATAAAATAAGCTTTTAAAGGATACATAAAATCTTCAGGCATAGAGATTAGTGTATTTTTATTTTCTGAAACTACAACTACTTTATCCGTCTCTAAAATAAATTCTTCATACAACTCTATAAGCCCTAAATTTATAAAAGACAAAATGGCTAAAGTGTCATTTTTTACAGCTACACTATTTAGTTCGCTATGTTTAGCTACTGTAATAACTTCTTGTATTTGCACTATTAGCCTCTGATAATTTTATTTGTCTGCAGACTTTTGGAGAATATCATAATTATTATTAAAAAACAGTACTTGAGTTTCTGTAATCATTGTCGTTATCTAGTTCATCTCCCCAAACATTTCCCCAAGCTGAATGTTTTTTTCCTTTAATTTCTTCTCCGTCTTCATCAAAAACACTTCCTCCTCCTGCTGGTGTAAATACTTCCATTTCTGATAATTGATTGAATAAGTCTATAGCGTCATCATGCGCTAATGCTTTCACTCCTCCAGCTAACGTAAATCTGCTTAACTCATGCACTAACTCTTCTACTAACTCATGTAATTTAGGATTAGTCTTAGCAGTAATTTCTGGTTTAGGAAGCCATACTTTATTTTGTTTAAATTTAGGCTGTACTCCAGTAACGAATCTGTGAAACTTATCTTTCATAGGTCGTATTCCTGGTTCTTTGCTTCCTTTTTTCTTTGCGAACGTAAACCAAATATTCAATTTCATCATCATTTCTTGCATGATTGAAATAAACCCACCTTGTTGCCCTGAACTCTCTATACCTACGCTTAAAGGATTCCATTTTTTAACATACCTAAAGGCATCATCTATGTTTTCTTGCATTCCTTGTCTCTTACATTGCCCATCTACCAACAACCAGTCGTTGTTGCTGGATATAGCAACTACCCCTATAGTAGAAAAGTCTGCCGATTTTTTAGAACTAGTAGCAAAATCTGTAACAATGTAGAAATTGTAGTTATGTTTATTTTTTATTACCAACGTTGGATCAAACCACTGTACGTCTTCTTCCTCTACTAAAAGAGTAGATAAGTCTGTAACTTCTAGCATGTACTCTTGATAAAATAACTGAGTAGTTCCCGCAGACTTATACTGATTGTACATATCCAAAGCATATCTATAGGTGAAGTTTTCAGGCCATATACTGTTGTATTCATTTTCCGGTACTGGAAACCTATCACATAGTGGAAATCTAACTACGCTGTAACTGCCGCTGTTCTTAAGCTTATGTAGAAGATCGTCCTCGTTAATAGGAGTTCCTATGTATATGACTTTATGTTTAGGAGCTAATGCAGGTAGAGCACTCGCAAACCAGTTTGATTCAATTGTATTTCTTATTGTTTCGGAAGTTGCTGAATCGTTATGCAAAATATCATCTGCTAAAAGAACGCTCGGTCTGTGACCAGACGGAGATCTAGCTCCGCGCCAATTCACGTTCATTCCTTTCCCTGCTATAAACATCTCTATTCCGTCAGAGTTTACTAATTCTATTTCTTTATCTGTTACTCGTTTTACTTTTATTACTTGTTTTAAAAACTCTGAGCTTTCTATTTTATTAGCTACGTTCTTAAAAAAAGATTTTACGTTTCCTTCAGCACTAGCGCCTAAAAATATTATAAAAGGACATTTTCCAAATCCAGGCCACTCTCCCATAGCTCCTGCATAAATTACTGCGTACTCCGCTATTGTAGATTTACCTACTCCTCTACAGCATTCTTCTAATACATTTTTATCTTCTTCCTTACTGCTAAAAAGCTTATCTCCCATCTTGTAATGAATTTCAGGAGAAGGCAGGTCTTCATTCCCTGTAGCTCTAATAAAACTTATAAATTTAAGAGCAGCCTCTGATGGAATATAGATTTCTTCTAATTTTTTATCTACTGCTTCAGTTACTTTAGTTTTATTCATCTCCATCTGTGTACTCTCCTTCAATTACATCTTCATCATTAACTACTTTCATAGAACCAAAGTCTTTTAGAGTACTTACACCATTTTCTAAGTTTCTTTTTTGTCTAATAGCCATTTCAGCTAATTGGTCATTTAACTGTTGTACTGCGCTAGATTCTTTAATTCCAACATCTAATTCCATCTTAACGTGATCTGGTCCTTTTGTAGCTAACAACAATTCTTTGGCAGCAGCTACCCTATCTCTGTCAAACCTACCATTTTCCATAACATCAGCTAAAACTCCTATAGCTTTATACCTGTATCCAGAAAACATCAAATCTAAAGGTACTTGGCTAACGGTAAGAATATCTACTACTAATTTAGACTTTCTATATCTAGAAGAAGCACTGCACAATTCCATGTACTCTGTGCTGTCTGTAGGTTTATTAGCTCTCTTACTAACAAAATCTCTATGAAAAAACACTTTAGTGTAAGCTTCAACAAACGTAGTTTTTTCTGTACTTAAATAAGCACAAAATTTTATTGCATTTAAATATTCAGGGATAGAAGCTTTGTTTTTCTTTAAAACAGATTCATAAGTAATAGCAGTTTTTAATAAAGGCTCTCCTTGAAACTCGGGATCAGAAACACTGCTGTTTATTAAATCTACAGCTTCTTGAGTTATAGTATTTTTCCTATTAGGAAGAGCTTTTTTTAATCCGTCTAATGTAACTAATTCTGTCATTGCACTATCTGTGTATTGTTAAGTATGTTAAATATCGTATCACAGCACTTTTTTATTTCAAAATATATTTATTTTTCAACATCATCGTAAATAATTAAATCAGGGCTGTATCCTCTAATTTTTGAATCTATTTTACTAGCGTGTACATATTTAGATTTTATAAGAGTCATAAGCTTTTTCCCTAATTCTGACTTAGGGTGTAAATTTACTCCTGACTTTGCTCCTAAACTATAAAAATCCCAATACTCTTTTATTGCATACGGGTTATTTAAAAAATCTTCTACGCTAAAATCATAAGATTGTTGACTAGCTTCTTCAGAGTCTACTATAACTACTTCGTCTTTTAGTTGTTCATTCATTTTAAGTACTTTCCATATTCCGTTTATAGTCCCATAGTTATCGGACTTATCAAATTCTTTGCTATACAGTTTTACCTGTTTATGAGAAAGCAGCGCCTCAAGATACTTAGGGTTTTCTTTTTCTATGTAAGATAGTTTTTTTACATAATTTAAATTTATTCTTTTAAATACTTTACTCATTTCGTTTTTAGCTACTCCTTTAGCTTTACAAATCAGATACGCTTCTGTTCTAGCTGCATCAGATCTAGTATCTTTTTGTATAGAATTAGAAATCACTAAATCTAGTGCTTCTTCATCACTTATTACACCAGTTTCTGTATATTTAGTTTCTATTCCTAATTCTTTACACGCTTTATGCCTGTGTCTTCCATCTAAAATAAAACCTTCTCTCAATACTATAGGAGTTATTTGACCGTTCTTTTTAATATCGTTTTTTAAATCTTCAAAACCTTCTGGAGTATAAATCATAGTCAATAAAGCAAACTTATCGCACTGCAGTTCTTTTTCTTTATTTGTTGTTCTAAACTCCATTACTTTATTTCTCCCTCAAATTCTTCAACACTATTTGCTAAAACATTAATTCTTTTACACGCCACG